GGGATGTCAGTAATGCCGAGTTATTCGTGGGATGACAATGAAATCGCGGATATTGAATATGGTATAGAATTGACAATTAAACTGAACGATTCTCTTTCGATTACACCTTATACTGAACTACACACAGATAAATCTTTCGATTATGGCGATAAATTTATTGGTATCAAAACCAGTATGAAATTCTAAGAGACAGTTTATAACATCCCTAAATAAAAGTAATATCTATAACTTATAGTAAGGAGAATGTATTAATGATCAATAAAATAGTTAATAATATTAAAGGTTGGAGTAAAGATAGATGCGGAGAACGTACCTCGTGGGACGGTGCAGTGCTGATAATCGTTGGGTGTGTTGTGTTGTCCGGTGCAGCGATGCCTGGACATCTTGCTGCGATGGTGGGTATTGTTTATGGTGTTCTCACTATATTTAAATCCTGTAATTGTAAGTGCTCCAGTTGCATTGAAAATGATGATGAGGTGGGAAGTATTTAACATAAAACATATTGAGGAATTAATTATGAATAATGAAAAATTTGCAGAACATTTTAATATGTGGGAAGTATATAGAGATAATGAAAAGACCGGTGGTCCAAGGGAAGGTCTTACTCACAGTGAGTTCATTTGGGAACTCATGCAAAGATATAAACATCTGTCTAAGTTGGTAGAGATAAACGAACACTATCATGCCTCGGTGCATGAACAAGTAGAAATAAGTCCCGAAGTTGCATCACTGTTGTGGAGATAATATAAATGGTAACGCTTAACGAAACACCGTCCAATCTTGCACACCTAAATCCGGCTGCATTCAGATTTAATATTAGGATTCTTCCCGGTGTGGTTTTCTTCGGGCAAACAGCTAATCTACCAGGCGTATCTCTTACACCGACTATCCAAACATCACCCTTCGCTAACATAAATGTTGTTGGAGGAACTCTGGAATACGAGGATTTATCTGTTACATTTATAGTAGACGAGAACTTGTCTAACTGGTTAGAAATTTTCTACTGGATGGAAGCCATTACTGGACCAAAATCATTTGATCAATACAAGACAAGAAAAGAGTCTAATGAGAGTCTAAGAATAGATACGGGAGATTTGTTTTCGTCAGCAGAACTTATTACTTTGACCAACAGTAAAAATCCAAATATGCAAGTAATATTTGATGACATCTTTCCTATCAATTTGTCTGGGATTGAATTTGACACAACACACGCAGAGAACATCACAGTTACATCAACAGTTGTGTTCAAGTACACAACATATAAGGTGGATGCGGTTGGGACAGCCGCTACTGCAATTTCGTCATCGACATAATTATGAGAGGTAATACATGCCGGAAATTGAGAAAATCCAGAATGAGTGGACTAAAGATTGCATCATGGATCGAACAGAACTTGGTGAAGAGAGTATCAAGACTCCAAATCTTTATGATAAGTATCTCAGGTATTATACCAATGAGAAACTATTCCTAGCAAAAATTAAATCCGATTATCATAAAATAAAAGTTGAACGATGGGAATACTATTCGGGGAAGGCGACTGTGCCTTCTCCGACAAAAATCCTGCGCCAAGATTTAGAAATGTATCTTGATGCAGACGAGACTCTCAGTAAGAAAAAGATGTTGAGGACATACCAAGAAGAAAAGGTTGATCTTCTTGAGAAAATATTAAAGTCGATTGAACGTCGTGGGTTTGCAATCAAAAGTGCAATCGATTGGGAACGGCTTGTTGGCGGCGGTTTTTAGAAGGAGAAAGAGAATGATATTCAAAATAATGTGTAGTAATTTAGAAAAACCAAAGCTAAACTATCCACCGCATCCTTCCTCTGGCGTATTTCAAATGAACGGATTGGACGAATGGTACATAGAAATAGATACAGCACGAGAATTGACTTATCTCATTGGCGCCGTGGGATATCCTATCACAGTGAGTGTGCCTAGAAATATAGGACATCCAATATTAGAAATAAAGAATGGACATGCATGTTCTGTTAACAATGAAAACGAATGATTACTTGCAAAGTTTGTCAGTTTATGAGTACTAAACCGGGACCATCGGGTATAAACAAAAAAAGTGAAGTCATATGCCCTCATTGTGAAACACACTTTCTCTATAACTATCGAACTGGGACAATCAGTAAAATAAAATGACCGACATCACTATCACGCCTATAAATGATGTGTATATGATTATACATTGTGAGAAGGACATTGCGCTGACCCTGAATGACTTTTTTTCGTTCATGGTGCCAGGGGCGTCTTATATTCCATCTGTGCGCAGTAAAATGTGGGATGGGATGTTTCGATTATTTGATGCGAGAAGTGGTAGATTATATTTGGGACTCTTACCATATGTCACAACCATTGCAAAACATCATGGATGGACAATGGACACGAGTGCATTACCAGTAACACGAAGAGATACTCTTCCTTCTGGTGTAGTCAAAACTCTAACGGGGTTAAATCTTCCCCTTAAAATTCGTGAATATCAGGCAGAGGCAATTGCAGCTGCACTTTTACGAAAAAGGTTATTGATCTTATCCCCGACTGCATCGGGAAAGAGTCTGATTATATATTCAATATTGAGAAGTATATGGGAGGAAACTCAATCTCCTTCATTACTGATTGTACCAACAACCAATCTCGTTGAACAGATGTACTCAGACTTTGCAGACTATTCAAAAAACAATGGGTGGAAAGTAGGAGCAAATTGTCATCGCATATATGCAGGCCATGAAAAGGACACTACCAAACCTATTACGATTACAACATGGCAAAGTATATTCAGGCAACCTAAGAGTTGGTTCTCAAAAGATAAAGCAGTACTAGGAGACGAGTGTCATCTTTTTCAGGCAAAATCAATGACACAGATCATGACACGATTGGTGGACTGTCAGTTTCGGATCGGATTGACAGGCAGTTTAGATGACAGTCAGTGTCATCGTCTAGTCCTTGAAGGACATTTTGGTGCAGTGTATCGGTCAACGACTACAAAGAAACTTATCGAGGCTGGTTATCTTGCACAACTTGACATCAATTCAATCATCTTCAAATATAAAGATGCATTCAAGAAAGAAATTCGACAGGGTTCATACCAAGATGAATTGAAGTTTTTGTTTAGTTATAAACCACGAAATGAGTTCATCAGTAATCTTGCTATAAATCTGAAGGGAAATACACTAATACTATTTGCAAGAGTTGAAACTCATGGAAGTATTTTACACAAACTCATAAAAGATAAAGTGAATCGAAATAGAAAAGTCTTCTTTATCTTTGGTGGTACACCTACTGAAACAAGAGAAGCGATTCGTAAGATTACAGAAAAAGAAACAGATGCAATCATTGTTGCATCATATGGGACTTTTTCTACTGGAATCAATATCAAGAATCTCCATAACATAATATTTGCAGCACCATTCAAATCGAAGATTAGAAATCTACAATCTATTGGTCGTGGATTGAGAATCGGCGACAAGAAGGTCAAGGCAAAATTATTTGATTTGGCAGATGATCTAGAATATAACGGTAAATTTAATTATACAATGGAACATTATCTAAAACGAACACAAGTATATGACTCGGAAGGGTTTTCATATCATACCAAGTCGGTAAAAATCTGAAAGGAGTTATTATATGACCAAACCCATTGCTCTTGCTAGTGATCACGGTGGATTTGTCCTGAAGACATTGGTAAAGGGTGTACTTGATGAACGGAGTATTTCCTACACAGATCACGGAACCAACTCGGATGAATCTTGTGACTATCCTGACTACGGTGGCCCTGCTGCACAAGCAGTGAGTGAAGGTGTTTCGGATAGAGGGATTCTTTGCTGTGGATCAGGTGCAGGCATGACCATCGTGGCAAACAAATTCCCCGGTGTACGCGCAGTGAATTGTTATGATGAACTGAGTACATTATTAAGTCGTCAACATAATGACGCCAACGTAATGGCCCTTGGAGAACGATATATAGATTCTGCCAAAGTACGCCATTTAGTTTATATTTGGCTTGATACTCCATTCGATCTACGGCCGCTGCGTAATGGTTCGTCCTTGTCATTTAATAAACCAGAACAAGCAAGCCGTCATGTTAGACGTATTTCTAAAATCTCTGATTTAGAAAAATAAAGAAAGGGGGGATGTGTTCCCTATACTTAATGGTCCTGCCGGAATACTCTGTAAAGCTACCATAGATTTCTAAATCTGTCAAGCAAAAAGTAAGCACCTTCTGAACTTTGTGGCAGAGATATTTAATATTTTGTATGCCATTTAACAAATGGCACTGCCATCGTCTACAACCCCCATAAACACTACGTTCGCCATTTAATGACCATACCTCCAGTTTTTGCTTGACATATATACCCCAGATCAGTTATAATGTTTCATATGATGTACAAATAAACCAATGGAGAAATATTATTATGGCAAAAAATCATTATATAAACAACGCAAGGTTCTTACAATCTATAAAAGAGTTCAAGGAACATCCAGATCGCGGCATTCCAAATTATATCGGTGAGTGCTTCATGCAGATCGCCGAGCGACTATCTTATAAGCCAAACTTTATAAACTATACATATCGTGATGACATGATCGGTGACGCAATTGAAAACTGTGTTCAAGTTGTTAATAACTTTGATCCCGAAAAATCATCAAATCCTTTCTCATTCTTTACACAAATAATATACTTCGCATTTCTGCGACGAATTGCGAAAGAGAAAAAACAATCATACATTAAATTAAAGTGTATTGAGAATGAGGGAATGTTTGATCCAGATTTTCAGGAACATGAAGTGTCATCGCACACAAAAGAGTTCCTCGATCAAGCACGGTATGTCATCTTTGACTATGAAGAAAAGATGAATACAAAAAAGGAAGCGGATTCTAATAAGAGGAAATCCAAAATCCAGTTAAAAGGGTTGGAACAATTTGAGGGAAATGAATAATATGATAATAGCAATAACAAACGACTCTCATTTTGGAGTGAGGGGCGACAACTTAAACATGATGCAGTATTTTAAAAAGTTTTATGATAAAGTATTTTTTCCTACTCTTGACAAACATGGAATTAAAACAGTAGTCCATCTTGGTGACATAACAGATAGACGAAAATATATCAACTTTAACATCCTTCATTTGTTTCGGAAATGTTTTGTTGACCCACTGACAGAAAGAGGGATCGACATCCATGCGATCATAGGGAACCATGATTCCTTTTATAAGAACACAACGAAAGTCAATGCGTTCACTGAATTATTTCAGGGGAATGAAAACTTCACAGTATACACTGACCCCACGTTGGTCAATTTTGATGGGTTAGATGTCGGCCTCGTGCCTTGGATCACAATGGAGAACGAAGAAGAAACACGAGAGTTTATTATGAAGGTCAAGGCACAAATCCTCTTTGGTCATTTGGAAATCAATGGATTTGAAATCATCCCCGGTGTTATTAGTAGGGAAGGATTCAAACAGGAATATTTCAAACGATTTGACATGGTGTTCTCTGGTCACTATCATAGAAAGATGCATCAAGGGAATATTGATTACTTGGGTGCGCCATATGAAATGACATGGGCGGATTATTCAGATCGCCGTGGGTTTCATTTGTTTGATACTGACACTCGCAAGTTGCAGTTCATTGAGAACCCATATAAAGTATTCCACAAGATTACATATGATGATACGCACAACGATTATGAAAGTTTTGTTGCAGATGAATACAGTGGTTGTTATGTAAAGGTTGTGGTCATCAACAAAACGAATCCATATTACTTTGAAAAATTCTTGGACAAGTTATATGATGCAGACCTTTCTGATCTCAAGATTGTAGAAGATATTGACTATGAGTTGATTGATGAAGAAAGTCTTGATCTTGGAAAGACCACACAAGAACTTCTACATGATTACATTGATGAATTGAGTATACCGGAAGACAAAGAACGCATCAAGAAACTGATGTCCACGCTGTATATTGAAGCCCAAGATGTAGAAGTTTTATAATACGCGATACTATGTACAAGTAGGGGGAATGAAACATTATAAACTTTGAGAAAATTAAGTATAAAAACTTGTTAAGCACCGGGGACGCTCCCCATGAGATAAACTTTAATGCATCACCTACGACATTGATCGTGGGTGAAAATGGCAGCGGAAAGTCAACACTTTTAGATGCAATATGTTTCGGTCTGTTTGGAAGACCATTTAGAAAAATCAATAAACCTCAACTGGTCAATTCGGTCAACGAGAAAAATCTATTAGTTGAAATCTATTTCAGTATAGGCAAAATTGAATACGAAGTGCGCAGAGGAATCAAACCAAATATCTTTGAGATTGTAAAGAATGGTCAAATGGTTGATCAATCCTCAAAGAGTAGAGATTATCAGAAATTTCTTGAAGAAAATATTCTTGGGTTCAACTTCAAGAGTTTCACACAGATTGTTATTCTTGGTGCATCATCGTTCGTTCCTTTCATGCAACTTTCTGCGGCTGATCGTAGAAGTATCGTAGAAGATTTGTTGGGTATTGAAATCTTCTCCACCATGAATATGCTTTCTAAAGAACACGCACATGTATTAGAGAATGAGCACAGTGCAGTGAACTACCAATATCAACTGACGCAGGAGAAGATTGATCTCACACAGAAACATGTCGATGATTTGGAGAACAACAATAAAAAGTTGATCGATAAAAATAAAAAAGATATGAAAGAAAGTCAGGATGAAATATTTCGTCTGACAAAATTAAACAAAGATTGTGCAGACGAGATTAAAGATTTAATAGATTCCATCGTGGACCAGAATAAGAACACCGATGAGTTAGATCTGATCAAAAAATATGAGTCGCAGATTAAAACCAGAAGTAGGGGGGGTGTAAAAGAGAAAAAGTTTTTTGAGACACACGAATCTTGTCCCACATGTTTACAGGACATAAACGCAGATTTTAGAACGGAAATGATTGCCGCCCGTGATGCGGTGATTGTTGAACTTGATGTAGGATTGTCCGCATTGAAAGCAAAATATTCCACATTGAATCGCCGCGCAAAAGAAATCCAAGAAGTGCAAAATAATATTTTAGAGATCAACAACTCCATGCTTATAAACAATGGTGTCATTACCACTACTGAAGGTTTTATTCAGGAAAGAAAAAATGATATTGCTGCACTTGAGATCACGACCGTAGGAGACACTAGTAGCGACATTGATTCTCTGCACAGTGAATTGAAAACTATTGAAGAAAAAATAAAAATACTCGTAGAGGAAAAACATTATAACGGTGTTGTTCTAAATCTTCTCAAAGATACGGGCATCAAGGCCAGGATTGTGGCACAATATTTGCCGATCATGAATAAACTGATCAACAAATATTTGGCGGAGCTAGATTTTTTCGTTACATTTGAGTTGGACGATCAGTTCACGGAAACTATGAAATCCCGATTCAGGGATATTTTCAGTTACTCAAACTTTTCCGAAGGTGAAAAACAGCGAATCGATATTGCTTTACTGTTGACATGGAGAACCATCGCGGGTATGAGAAACTCGACATCGACAAATTTACTTTTATTCGACGAAGTTTTTGATGCTTCATTAGACGCATCAGGATGTGACGAGCTCATCAAAATATTGAACAATATTTCTGGTAGTGCGAAAACAAATATCTTTGTGATCAGTCACAAAACAGATATTTTATTGGACAAGTTTGAAGATGTGATCCGATTTTCCAAGAAAAACAACTTTAGTAGAATGGAAAAGGTGTAAAAAGATAAACTAAACATGAAAGGAATAAAATGATTTATATTATAGACATTGACGGAACGATCTGCAAAGAGGTGTTTATACCGTGGGGTAATGGAAAAAAAGATTATGCTTTGCACGAACCCTACTATGATCGTATTGCAAAAGTGAACACATTGTACGACGCAGGGCATACCATAAAATACATGACCGCAAGAGGGGTGAGTTCTGGTATTGACTATCGTCCACTCACTGAAAAACAGTTGGCACAGTGGGGTGCAAAATATCATGAACTTGATGTCGGCAAAAAACCACACTATGATCTTTGGATCGATGACAAGGCTGTTTGGAGTGAGAACTTTTTTAGAAACACAGGGGAAACATATGAATAATAATATCGATTTTTTGATTCACTGGGATGATCCCAGATTGAGAATCCCTTTGCCCGAAGAAAATCTGGAAGACGCACAGCTTGGAAAAATTGCGGAGAGAGTTCGCGCCGTCCAACTCGACCGCGGCGGTTACGGACTTTCTGCCATCCAGCTCGGCCTTGCACACCGATTATTTGTGATGGGTGTCGAAGAGTCGTTCCGAGTGGTCTGCATAAATCCAAAGATTCTTGATAGTAGCAAAGTTAGTGTCACAATAGAAGAAGGCTGCCTATCGAATCCATATTTGTTCCTAAAAGTGCGCCGTCCTGATTGGGTCGTCGCCGCGTGGACGGATGTGGACGGAGTATACACGGAAAATATGTTGAACGGCATCTCCGCACGAGTGTTTCAACATGAGTATGATCATCAGGAGGGCATATTATTCACAGACCCATCGCGTTCCAGTTGGGTAGATCGTGCGCAGGCATCTGACCGAAAAAAGAAAATATTGAGAACGAACAGACGAAATGCCTCAGACCAGCAAGATCAGCGCAGAATTGACCGCAGAATTGAACGGGAATCTCTAGCTGTTGCATCAACGATTGTGGGGGACAAATCATGAATATTGATGAAACCCACTTGTCGATGAAAAAACAAGATGATGTTCCCCATGATTCAAACGAGTTTGTTCCCCTTCCTGATGAAGTTGATGCAGCAGATGTTCTTGCACGATTGTCATCCTTGTTTACGAAAAAGAATGATGGATACGGCCCAACATATCTCACACAGGGTGGAATAATGACCGTGTTGTTCCCTGATGGTTATGCATTGAAAACCGCAGAAGACCACAATAGGTTTTATGTCATTGGTGAGATAGTCATGAAATTGCAGAGATATTGCGCAAAGTTTGCAGATGGTGGACATCTTGATTCATTACACGATATGATCGTATATTCATCGATGCTTGCAGAGATAGATGAGAACCGTATTCGATACAATCGGATATATCATACAGAAGAGGTAAAATAACCCCAACGAAAACAGTAGGTTATAGATTCCCCCCTGTAACCTATTGATTTTGTTGGGGTTCCAAAAAACCCATTATTTATAAGGAAAACCAAAATAAAATGCATTTAGTTTCTAACTCCTTATAAAACAACAAGATTAATTTGACCTCTAACCCCAGTAAAATCAATCACTTATGTAAGTGACTGTTTTCATAGAAGTTAAACGCTTGCGCGATTGGTTTTCAGGGTGTATATTATATAGGTAGACAAGAGATGAGATCAGAAATATGGATATTTGAGGGTATGGAGATATAATGAGTAATTCTAAAGAGATTCTGGCGAAACTTCTCGCATCAGAAAACATCAGTGTCCAACATAGAAATGTTGACACCGCATATTTCAATCTGGTTCAGAGAATTTTAGTTCTTCCCATGTGGAAAAAGAACTTGTCGGACGATGTGTATGATCTTTTGATTGGACACGAAGTTGGTCACGCACTTTACACTCCACAAGATGAGTGGACATCCCGAATAGAAATGAACCGTGCGCCTCATGCGTATTATAACATCGTGGAAGATGCGCGGATCGAAGTGAATATCAAAAAGAAGTATCCCGGTTTGAGAAAGAATTTTTATCGTGGATATAAAGAACTAAAGGACAGTGAACATTTTGGTCATCTGATGACAGTGAATGTTCAAGACCGGAACTTGATTGATAGGATTAACATCTTCTACAAGTTGGGATTATTTGTTAGTGTCCCCTTTACAGATGAAGAAAGGGTCTTCCTCACACGCATAGACGCCTCGCGTTCTTTTAGCACGGTGTGTAAAATCGTGGAAGACATCTACAAGCATTCAAAAGATAAACAGGAAGAACAACAGTCACAAACTTCTACCGATAACATGATGACATCTTCAGAGACAGATGAGGACAAGGGTGAGAAAGATTCTAAAAATGAAAAAGAAGATAAACAAGAAACTGATGGCAAGTCTGGTGAGGAATCTGCCGACTCCGATGGTGATGATGGGAGTTCGGAACTTGATGGGGATTCTTCAGTCATGGGTAAAGACGATGATGATTCTTCTATGTCTGGGAATGGTGACGATGACGATTCTAATGATGGCAATTCTGATTTAGATACAAACAGTACCGCAGATAGTACAGATGGTGTTGGAAACAAAGATGCCGACTGTAACAATGAATATTCTGGTAACTATTCTGACATCGATTCCATGACGGATCATGCGTGGGACGCTGCAAGTAAAAGTTTTGCTGATGAAACTGCAATGGAAAACGAGTATCTTATTTTCAATACTTATGATTATAAACCAATTCACGAAGATTACAAAGTTGTATGGGAATATCTTCGTAAACATATTGTGAAAAACACACAGAGTGATGAAGGACAAACTGATTATAATACTTGGATTTCGAGGGGAAAAGATGATTTAGAATTATTCAAGAGAGAATCAATGAAGACGATTGCACATATGGCACAGACCTTTGAGATGAAGAAGTCTGCTGATGCATACAAACGTAGGAGGGAAGGTAAGACCGGGGTATTGAATCCCATCAAACTTCATGCGTATAAATATGAAGAAAACATTTTTAAGAAGTCGATGACAGTCACGGACGGAAAGAATCATGGATTGGTTTTCTTCATCGATTGGTCTACTTCTATGTACAGTGTTATTCATAATACCATGAAACAATTATTCACTCTCATTATGTTTTGTAAGAAGGTGAACATTCCGTTTGAGGTATATGCATTTAGTAATAAAACCTTGTTCGATGAATCAAGACAACCATTAATTGCAGACCTTTGCATTGACCCGGTACATGGTGGTCTTGGTATTGACCCGAATTTTAAGTTGATGAACATCTTGTCCTCGCGCATGAGTATTAAAGATTACACATTTGCAGTGCAATATTTACTCACATGGTCAAGACATCCCGGAGCTCGGTTCTCGCCAGGGAAATTTAGAATGGCGGGTACACCATTGCAAGCTGCAATTACGGCCTCCGAAAACTTGATCAAAGATTTTCAGAGAATAAATAATTTACAGATTGTCAATGCAATCTTCTTGAGTGATGGGGATTCTAATTATGACATAGGCACGCTTGCCTCTTATACTCGTCCACATGAACCATCATGTACTCTATGGATCAATAGACAGGAGCATTCTACATCAAAAAATACAATTGTGGTGGATAACAAGACCAAGAAAGAATACAAACACAGTGATTATTGTGGTGGACAAAGTCACAGATGGTGTTCGATTCTTCTTGGTATTCTATCGGATAGAACAAAATGCAACGTGATTGGTTTTAATATTACAACTCATGCTCCACAATGGGTTGCAGAAAGTACGGGACAAACAACAGCAGAAATTCAAAAGAGTATGAGGAAGAATAAGTTTTTTGGTACAACCGCAACTGGTTACACCGATTACTATCTTCTTTCTGCTAAGAATATGTATGACCTTGTGGGTGAGTTAAAGGTGGATAAGGAAATGTCTACTCGTAAGGCAAAGACTGAGTTCATTAAACATAACCTTGCAAAAAAGACGAACAAGATTCTGTTGAATAGATTCATTGAACAGATCATTTAAGTTTAACTGAGGAGTAGTTATATTATGTCACGCGGAATTTCAAAAGAACACAAACAAGAATTGATCGACAACCTTATCAAACGATTCAAGGGACATCGCGTCAATCGCGCACAGATTAAAGATGTTGCAGAAGAGATGGGGATTGAATTTACTCAGACCGCATTTCTAAGAACTGCGAGTGCTCGTGCGGAGCGAGGGATTTATCTTTTGCCCGGTTCTAAAACAGTCATCGCAAAGGAAGTTTCTGTGGAGGATGCGGAGGAAGTCTCCATACCGAAAAAGAAGTCAATCAAAAAGACTCCAACGAAAACATCACCAATCGATGTGGGTGATGATGTAGTTAATCGTGTGGACGCAGTTCAAGTGGGTGATCTGGAAAATTATGTTCCAGATAAGGTTCCTCATTATGTAAAGTTTGGAAATTACAATAAAATCAAAAAGGTGTTGGAATCGAAGAAGTTCTTTCCTCTATTCATCACCGGACTTACTGGTAATGGTAAAACTCTCATGCCCATTCATATGTGCGCAGAGATGAAACGTGAACTGGTTCGTGTAAACATTACAAGTGAAACGGATGAAGATGATCTACTTGGTGGATTCCGTTTGTTGAACGGCGAAACTGTATATCATATGGGTCCAGTTGTCGAAGCAATGATGCGAGGTGCAGTTCTTTTGTTGGACGAGATGGACCTTGGTACGAATAAACTTCTTTGTCTTCAGCCCATTCTTGAGGGCAGGGGAATTTACTTGAAGAAGATTAATCGTTACATCAACCATGCACCGGGGTTCACCATTGTTGCAACGGGTAACACCAAAGGAAAAGGATCGGATGACGGGCAGTACATTGGAACGAACATTATGAATGAAGCGTTTCTTGATCGTTTTGTACTTACCTTCGAGCAAGAGTATCCTTCTCCCACGGTTGAAACTAAAATCATCAAGAAGATTCTTGATGCGCAGGGAACACCGGATGATACTTTTGCGAACAATCTTGCCCTCTGGGCAAGCGCAGTGCGCGAAGGTTATCTCAACGGCGCATGTGAGGCATTGATTGCAACTCGCCGATTGGTTAGTATTGCAGAGACATATGGTATCTTTGGTGATCGATTTGAGTCGATTGAATATTGTATCTCTCGATTTAATCAGGAAGATCGTGATGCAATGTTGGAGTTCTATGAGAAATCTACCGCAGACGAGCGAGTAGTGAAAGACGAACACGGCAATCCGATTGAACCAGATATTATACCTGATGAGCTCCTAAGGACTTTCTCGAATACTTCTGATCAAGCACACACACCTGTTCCAAGTGCTTTTCCTCCAGTGCCTGGTGGACCATCGCCGACAGCCGAGCCATATATATCTTATAAGGAACTCGTCGGGACGACCCTCGTCGAGGAAACGAAGTTTTTAGAGAAAAATGTACCGGCCGTGCCGGCTGTTGTAGTTGAAAAGACTAATGAAGAACTTGATAAAGAAGAGGTTCCTTTTTAAATATACGGGGATGTAGCTCATTTGGGAGAGCGCCTGCTTTGCAAGCAGGAGGTAGTCGGTTCGATCCCGACCATCTCCACCATTTATAAAATCAGGAAGGTTGGCCGAGTCAGGTTTATGGCACTGGACTTGAAATCCAGAGTGTTCACGCACCGTAGGTTCAAATCCTACACCTTCCGCCGGAGAGATAGGATGACGCAGACTCGTAAACAGTATATGAAATCATTACGACATCCTGCGCAACTGAAAGCTCAGGAGATTGCGGAGAAACTTGACCCAGAACTTTGGGAATACTTCTTTAAACACGAGAGTGTAGTAAAGAATAAAATTGGTATGAAACTTATAGAATCTATGAACCGCGCAGTAATAATTGTGAATAAATCTTTTCCTGAACTGATGGATACTGGTGCAGGAATTGATGTGAAGATATGAAACACATATGGCACTATATGCTAATTGGTTAGGCAAACGGTCTTTCAAATCGTTGGTTCGGGTTCAAGTCCCGATAGTGTCACCATCATCATTTTATATGTTTAGGAGATTATTGTGGTAACGAAAGCAAAATCGGGCAGTTATACCCACAAGACAGTAATGGTAAATGGAGAAGTGTGCCTGGTTCGCCCTGTTCGTATGAATGGGAAGATGTACGCATACTGGGATTATACTCATACTAGTGGACAAGAAATGGAACTGGTTTCCTACTCAAATGGTAAACCAATTCCTTGGCAAGCAATATAATTTATTAGCCCCGGTAGTTCAACTGGTAGAACGCCGCCCTTGTAAGGCGGAGATTTTGCGGGTTCGATCCCTGCCCGGGGCTCCAAATATTAAT